TGATGTCCGAACGCGCAGAGGCTGATACTGCCCCATTGATTACTTCATTTGTGACTCCTTGTGAACTGAGATGCTTTGAAACTAACTCGATGGTGTGGGTGTAAGGCACGAACACAATGACCTTGTGCAACGTCTCCTCCAGCACTTCCATCAAGGCGTTCAGTCGTGGTGAAACATCAAACTCCACGACCTCCTTGGTATCGGTATAGACTGCTCCACCCGATATCTGCAACAGCTTGCTCAGCTTCGCTGCGGCGTTGACTGCGCTGACTTGTTCTCCTGCGGCTTCAATCAGCAGTTGGTTCTTCAGCCAGTTGTAGTATTTCGTGACCTGTGCCGTCATGGGTATCTCTCGGGTCTGATACATCACCTCTGGCAAATCAAGACACTGTGCTTTCTCGAAGCGGATGGCGGGTTGCAGTGCGGTGAACACGTCGCTCTGCGCTGTCTTCTTCGGAATCCATTTGAACTTCGTGATCTGTTGCATTACCTTGTCACGCCACGCCGTCACGTACTTGGGCACGCCACTTGGGTTGATTAACTTCGCCAAGCCAAACGCATCCAGTGGAGACTGCGAGGCAGGTGTGCCTGTGAGCATCCACAGTTTGGTTGTTGGGGTGATGAGTTTTGCCAAGGTCTTCCAGCGTTTTGTCGTTACCGTTTTATATGCGTTCGCTTCGTCAATAACAATTAGGTCAAACCCTGCTTTACTTATATCCTCGGAAACAATTCCCACCCCATCGAAGTTGATGATGACAAATTCGTACTCTCCGTTGATGATCTTCTTACGCTTGTTGGCGTCTCCATACGCCACGGCAACAGTTCTGTGCATTGCTGTTTTGAAGATGTCGGCCTGCCATGCGGAGAACATGATGGACAGGGGGCAGATGACCAGCACCCGCTTGACTTGCTTCTGCGCCATCAGATAGTCTGCCGCCCAGATCACAGATGAGGTCTTGCCTGTGCCAGCCTCGTTGAAGCAAAAGCACCGGTCACGCAAGGAAAGGTATGAGGCAGTGGTCTTCTGGTGGACGAACGGCGTGTACATACCGGGCCAGTCGTACTGCTCGTACATTGGGGAAGGAGCTTCTCCATAGACTCTGATGAGGCGTTGCATCTCCTCTATGCCCCAGTAAATCAGCACCTCGGCTGACTCACCGTCATCACTCAGTACCTCGCACTTCTCGATGTGCCCGACCAAGTAACGCAACTCGTTTGACGGTACGACCATGCGTACTGCCGTCTTTTCAATGACTTCCATACTGACCTTTACTGAGTTTTAACGTAGCCCCTTACGGGGGCTAGTCGGTCAAGCCTGTCGTGTGAAAGGAGAGGGGGAGTACTCAAAACACCGCCTGACTGACATAGTTAATGAGGGGGCAAATCTTAAACCCCCGCCGCTGCCCACCCATGCCTTACAGCAACGGCAATTACTTCATTGCACCACTGGACTTTCTTGCAAACGAACGGTTCTTGCTTGGGGCTTCGAGGCGAACTCCGTCGGAATTGCTCCCACCTTTAGATAAAGCCTTGACGTGAGCAACATCCTTTCCTTTGCGGTCAACACCTTTTGCATCAAGTTTTCTTCGCGCTTTTTGGCGCTCCATTCGATTGTCATGTTCTCCACGTTCTTTCTGTTGTTCGTATTCTTTTTTGTAGGGACGGGGTTTGGTCACATAGGGCATGGTCAGCGCCTTTCTTTGTAAAAGTCACACGTTGTTACAGGACACCATCCGCACAGCGGCGTTGGGTTGGGGTTCCAAACGTCATTTTCGTATGAAGCATCCATCCGCGCAAGGTCAGACTTGAACGCCTTCCAAAGCTCTGGAATCTGATCCCGTGTGTAATCTTCAGTCACAAACGCATCGTGCATGACAAACAGCAGGCCAGCCTTGACTCGGTTAATCTGTGGGAACTTGGCGAAGGTCATCAGCGCCATCAGCTTTAACTGTTTTGTGTCAGGGTACTTGCTACTGCCAGTCTTATAGTCGAGGATGTGGGCGAGGTCGCCCTCCATAATAAGCAGGTCAACAATGCCCCGCACCCAGTATCCCTTGCCATACTCACAGGCGTTGCCATCCCGATCAAGAGCCATCCGCAACTCAGGATGCTTCTCGCCATCAATGTCCATCAAGGTGTCCATCAGCGGCTTGAAGCGCAAATAGTTTTTAGCGAGGGGAGTGCCATCCTTGGTGTAGTTCTCCAGCGCCTTGTGTACCTCGTTGCCGTAGGTCATCTCCTGCGTGGGCTTCACGAAGAAACGCTTGAGCACCTTGATCTCTTGGTACTGCTTGGGGCAGTTGACGTACTGCTTGTACGATGAAAAAGACCACGTGTAGCTCATTCTTCCTCCTGATGTTCTTTAAGTCTGCGTTGTAGTCTGCCAATGCGCTCGACGTTGTAGGTGACGATGGAGGCCGCATATTCCACAGCACTTTCAGCTTCCAACTTCTTAATGATGGCCTCACGCATTTCTTTCTCGATGATCTCGCTGATTGGCTTTGGCTTCATCAGTTCCTTGATGTATTTCAAGGTTGAATCTTTCCAGCTCATACCCTCTCCTTCATGCGTTGTATTCTTTCTAGCCTTTTATGATGCGCTGTTACGTACACGATGTACTCCATGTCTGAACGTATGACATCCCAATAAGTACCTTCTGCCCTTGCTGGCTTGTCCATGATTCCACTGTCAGCATCTTGTCGCGCCTTGGCTTCAATGACCCGCATACGTGTATCCCCCACAATCTCTTTGGCAGTGTCAATGTCAAAGCTCTGCGGGGTCATTTCTTCAGCCCCCTGATGTAGATCGCAAACGAACTGATGGTGTCCTGACCAAACCCCTGCATCTTCTCGATGTGCTGTGCCACTTCCTCGATGACTTGATCGCGGTATGGATTTGTTGCCACAAACATCGTTGCTTTCACAGCCTCCTTGCGTTGCTTGGCCAGTTGTTCAATCTCGTTGAACGCTTCGTCCTCAGGGTCGAGAATCATATAAGTCTCCTTGTACTTGACATATTTTAACACTCGCCATAGCTGTATCCGTAGTGCGCCTCGCACGTCACGGGTAAACCACTAGCCCAATCAGGGGCGACGGACATGCACTCGACGATATAGGCGAGAGCCTCATCCTTCTGTGCCTCGGGTACGACGATCACCGCCGCATCGTGGACGGTCAGGGCTACACGATAGCGCTCTTGCACTTTGAGCATCTGCTCGCCAACGACAATCCTTGCCAATGCCTGAACTACGTTTTCAACCAGCGACCCGCCCCAGATGGAAACGGGCCCTTTACGTGACTTGTATGTGTATTGGCTTTTAGATTCTTCAGTGTTGAGCTTCAACTCGGGGTAGCGAATCATCAATCCGTTGGGCAGATGGACGCCTTCCTTTGTGATCTTCAGGCACTTGTGTTCGCCGTAGTAATACGGCTTAGTGTTGCCCCAGTTCGACAAGTCTTTGATGACGCCATCCCCATCCCGCCACAGTTGGATGATTTGGTCATTGGCATCGCGGTATGTCTTGACGTAACTCTTGGCCTCGTCCTCTGAGACGATTGCCCCGGGGGGACTTGTCTTGAGCGTGTGCTGAAGTTTTAACGCGCCAGTGCCGTAGCCTAAACCCAGAATACAGGTCTTTCCAACGAACCGTTCCACAGGATTGCTTTTGCTGATGGGTCGTCCATATATCTTGGTTGCGAACGACGAGTAGACATCCTCTCCGTTGGCAAACTGTTTGACAACGTCTTCCTGCCCTGCGAGCCACGCAAGGACACGCGCTTCGATTTGGGACGAGTCACAGTTGATGACGATGTGGTCATCGGGCGGGATGACAGCGTTCTTGAGGGTCTTTTTCTTCTTATCTCGACTTGGCAGATTCTGGAAATTGACCTTATCAGAGCCTGCCCATCTACCAGTGTGAGCGCCATAATATTTGAGCGGAATGGGGAGTCTACCCTTGTTACGTTTCCCAATATCAATGAATCGTTGGATACGAGATTCTTCCAAGGTGGACATTGTTCCAAGCCGTACAGCGCAAAGGTGTTGTATGAATTCATCTTCATGCTCAACCAGCTTGAGAAAGCCTTCATCATTTTTAGCAAGCGCATAAGTCATCTTCCCCTTTGATTGTTTGCCCTTGCTTTCCTTCATGGGCACTTCGATGTTGTGTTCTGTCAGGATGGCGGCGAACTGCTTGCCACTTGCCAGCTTCTTGCGTACTGCTTCCTCGTCCTTGCATTGCAGCTTCTCCATAAGAGTTTGTAGCAACGCCATCTTCTCTTCTTGTAGGTCAATCAGTCGGTCTTGAAGCAACGCATCGTCCACATGGAACACAGGCTGGGTGAACATCCGCAGTGTCATGTCGATCAGCTTGATTTCGTTCTCAGGAAACGCGCTCGCAAGAATATTGAAGAGCCTTAAAGTGAGATCGACGTCGTCCTTGCAATACTCGCCGTATCGGTGGAGTTCTTCTTCGCTGAAGTCAAGACGTTTCTTACCCTCAGCGTGTATCACCTCATCGCCTTTCTCGCCAATCCCATAGCGCAGAGCCAACGCTTTGAGTGAACCGCCTGCATCCACGCCGTGTATCGCCCGCGCCATGCACAGGGTGTCGTACATGAACGCAGGGTTGATACCGAAATGCCACGCCAAGATGCACCCATCGAACAGCGTGTTGTGACACAGCAGGGCCGCATCGTCCCAGTCGATCTTCATCAGGTGTTCTTTTATCTCAGCGTGCGTTCCTGAGAACCATGTGGTTGGTTGATCGTCGATCTTCACGCCAACGCCGATCACCTCGAAGCGGCGGTCTTTGACGTACTCCTCGGTCGTTTGGGTTTTGAAGCCCAAGCCCTTGGTGTAATAGGATTCAAAATCAAGTGTGATGAAACTCAAAATGGGGCTTCCTCAGTGTTGTCTAGTAAAAACTTGCGTGCAGTTTGTTCATGTTTTTTGTGCAGTCGCTCAAGTATCTTGGGGTCTACTTTTTCAAAGGGGTTCCAAGCATTTCTCTCAAGTAACTGTTCAATGATGGGACAGCTTTTAGCTTGCTTCCTTTTAGTTGTTCTCTTAACCACTTCTGTGCGCCTAGCTTCTTCCATTCTTGAAACTCCCATTCAGTTAATCGAATCCCAACTACCCTGCCTGAGTTGGTTAACTCACTTTTTGGTCTTGGCACTTTTCTTCTCCATCATGTCCGGCGCTCTTGTGCTGATGTTCTTCTCAGTTATCCCGAAGATCGTGCCGTGACTTGGATTCTTCTTGCGAATCCTGTGGATGCCCTCGGTTACGTTTGCGCTGATCTCGGCGTTACGCTTGATAGTCTTGAATGGGTCACCCCTTCTCGCTATCTCCTCGTCGGTATACTGTTTCCAGTGGAACGCACTTGTTGCCATGAATATCTCCCTCTCTTGATGTCAAAAATACTTTACCGCAGTTGGTACACCGCCACGCCGTAGACTCAACCACGATCGTTTGTTTGTCGGTATGCAGTCCCTTGGTGCGTCCAAAGAACGTCCTGATTCGCTCAATCATCTTAAATAACTGGTTTCAAATCAGGGGTTGAGGAATGGTTTGATGAGGCAATACGCCACGGCTTGTTCCCATGTGAAGTATTCGCTTGTGCCTTTTCGCATCCACATATCGCCACTTGAACTGGTGGTGTGGACAAAGTCCATCTCTCTGAGATACTTGTAGACATCTAGTGGCGTGTTCTGATACGGCATACGAAGCTGTATGCTGTTATTGTCCATTGTGAAATTAATATATGGGTTTTGAAGTCCTTGTATCATGTTGTCCCCCTTAAATAAGATTTTCAAAAGTGTCAAAAAAAGGCATGGCGAACCATGCCCTCGTGGGTTACTTTGAGGTGGCTAATTTCTCGCTCAAGTTACCGATCTCTCGGTCAAGATACCAACGAGCCTTCTCAAGGTCTTCCAAGCGGTTGCCTTTGTGGTCAGCACGTGTGACGTACTTCACCACGTTACCCAAGTTGTAGTTCAACTGCTTCGCCTCAATGAAGTCGATCGTCTCGATGCCGCCTGTCTTGTAATGCTCGGGA